GCCGCGCATCTGACGGAGATCTGATAAATGCCAATCGCTGAGACAATCGTCGGAGCCGTGGGCAAAGTTCTCGACAAGTTCGTTGCCGATAAAGACCTTAAGGCAAAACTCGAGCACGAGATCGAGACGGCGATGCTCGAGCAAAATTTGGCGCAGATGGAAGTCAACAAAACGGAAGCCGCGCACAAGTCGCTGTTCGTGAGCGGCTGGCGACCGGCGGTCGGATGGGTGGCGGTGAGCGCCTTGGCGTGGCACTTCATCCTCGCGCCGGCGCTTGTGTTTGCATTCGCTGTTGCGGGCTACAACGAGCCGCTTCCCGAGATCGACATCGGACCGCTCAACACGATCCTAATGGCGATGCTCGGGATGTCAGGCTTGCGCAGTTTCGAAAAATCGAAGGGCGTCGCTCGAGATTAAACGAAGTCGAACGCGGTTAACTTCGAACCGCCGACGGTCGGTACGCACGAGCGTTTCGTGCACGTGCCAGCCAGACTCAAAATGACATTCGGCCCGCGCTTCTCCGCGTGCTTTGCTTTCACCGAACCGGTGTCGAAAAACCACGGGCGGTCTGGGACAAAACAAACGAGCGGCGTCTCTACTTCATCGTCTGCCCATGCGCGTGCGTCGAAGACGCCGGTCCAATTATCCCCACTGCCCTTCGCCGTCGCAGGATGAATGCGACGAGAGCGGCCTGACTTCACCGCGAGTACTTCACCTTCGCGAGTGCCGGCGGCGACACTCCAGTTGTTAAACAACAGCATGCTCGTGACGCCGGCGGTCGCGGCGTGGACCCATTCGACCGGAACGTCGCCCGCCGTGACGCCGAGCTCTCGACCGAAGCCGAGCCACATTGGATCGACGTTCAAGATCTCGGAGAGGTGCTCGATTCGATCATAACGTGGTCGCGAGCGACCGGTGAACCATCCGCAAACGGCTGTGTGCGACACACCCATCTGCCCGGCCAGGTTTTGAAACCGGCCGCGATTCGGCTCGGGTATTCCTGCCTCGTCGCAGCTTGTGACGAGTCGTTCGATGAATGCGCTGTCCATAATTTCAAACCTTTTGTTGTATGGAATTTTTACCTACCCCCCGGTTGGTAACGGGGGGAACTCCGCGAATGGTAAACGTTTGCCGCGTAAAAATAAACAAAATGTTTCGATTGGGTTTTCTGTTTTCGTTCGAAGACATACAACAAAAAGTTTAGGATTGGAAACAAGAATTGCCACAAAACGGTCACAAATCGGTCACAATCGGCGTTGCTCAAAACGAATTGACGCGAGCCCGCAGCGCGGGCATAATCGCGTAAGTTTCTGTTCTGCAACGGAAAAGAGAAGAGTGTAATTGGCTCCCCGGGACGGGCTCGAACCGCCGACCTAGTGATTAACAGTCTAGGATTGAATAAAAAGCACTTACAAAACAAGGGCTTAAAATCAACTTTTTGTTGAAAAGTGCAAAAAGTGCGAACGAAAAAAGACACACGAAACTTATACAAATCATCTCTTTTTCCTCTTGCAGAAATCCAACTAAAAGTTTAAAATTAATCTCAAGATGTTTCAAAACAGAGAGAGAAAGGGGAACGACATGGGAGCCAAACATATTGAAAGCTGGGACGACGAGCGAGCCAGCGGCAGCGGCATAATCGTCACTTTGCGCTACGGCTACTCGTTCGATACCACGCATGACGCAGTGATGAGTTTCGACACAGTGAGAGAAGCCCGCGAATCCACCCGCAGGAAAAACATCTTCGCGTGTGATTGCGCGGAATGTGTAACCAACCAAGGGGAAACAGAAATGACCAAGATCGGAAACACAGAATACACGGACAACGAGATTGCAATGTTGCGCGCTTTCTACAACACCTCGATGGAAATATGCGGCGCATGCGATGAAGACGAAAATTTGTCTTACATGAACGCCGACGATTTGCTTAAAGTTCTCGGCGGAACAAAGCAAAGCATCGGCGGGACTATGTCATCGCTAGAACAAAAGATGGCGATTACCGACACGCGCGAATCCTCGCGAGGCGCTAAGACGAATGACTGGATTATTAATGACGAAGCGGCTGAATTTTTTAACGCCGAGCAGTAATTCAACCGGGCCAAGGACGGCCCGTCAACCAACAGGGGAAACGAAATGAACTTAACTGAACTTTTAGATCTTACCGCAGCAATAATTTTTTACGACCGTTTAATGACAGCCGAGGAATACGACGAGTACTTGATGTACGTCGCAGAAGCCGAGGGAGAAGCTGACGCAGAAAACGCCTGGTTACGTCACGCCGAATGTGGAATCGACGACGGGTTTGAGCGATGGGAAGCAGACCGAGGAGTACAAGATTGGTGGCACGAAGTGTACGGTTGTTCGCACGACGAGATCAGAGAAATTTGGGAGCGCGAAGAGTCCGATAAAATTTGCGCGTGGGAGGAGGCTCACGGCAGAGCAGCATAATCCAAGCCACACCCGCACCCCCACAACCCCGGCTCGCTGGGGTTTTTGGGTGAAAGCATTCACAACCAATGGGAAACAAAATGATACTCAAAAGAAAAAAAATCTGGTGGTTAGATCACACGATTAACGGCCGACGCATTCGCGAGAGCTTGTCGACGACGTCCAAGCGCGACGCGCAGAAGCTTGCGGAGATCCGCATCGCAGAAATTCTCGAGCACCCGAGCGCGGTCGAAAAGAAAAAAGAGAACTACACCTTCGCCGCGCTGTTCGCGCTGTGGGAAGATCGCGTGTTGCCGTTTCGGAAGTCTCCCGTTAACGCACAGGAAAAATTTTGGTTGGAACACTTCGGCGACCGCCCGGTCATCGACATCCGGCGCGACGAGATCGAACGGGTGCTCTCCACGCTCAGCAATCGTCGCGGCTATGGAAAGAAGAAGGTCACGCCGGCGACGCGCAACCGCTACCTCGCCGCGATCCGCTCGTTACTCAACTACGCATATAAGTGGGAGTGGATCGACGCGGTCCCACGTCTGCCCGCGATTGTGGCGGAAAAAAATTCGCGCAACACCTGGGCGACAAAAGAGCAGGCCGCACAATTAATCGCGCGGCTCGAGAGTGGCTGCCGCGAGACTGCACTCGCTGCACGCTTCGCTTTGGCGACTGGTCTGCGCGCGGCGAATGTTTTTGGAATGCTCGAGTCTGAAATTAATTTGGCAACTCGAACCGCTGTTGTGCCCGAGGAAAAATTTAAGGGAGGCCGCACACACATCGTTCCACTTAACGCCGAAGCGATTGCCGTGATCAGGGAGCTGAACCCAGCGCCGGGCGCTCGACTCTTCACTCGCAAGGAGCCCATGAAAAAATTATGGTACAAGGCGCTCAAGGAATGCGGGCTCGAAGGTTTCCGCTGGCATGACCTGCGCCACACCTGGGCGAGCTGGCACGTGCAAGCCGGGACGTCACTGCCTGAGCTGCAAGCGCTCGGCGGTTGGTCGGACTTTAAGATGGTGCAACGATACGCGCATCTTGATCAGCACGCGTTGTCGTCCGTCGCCGACAACATTTCTTTTTCAGTAGCAGCGTAGGAGAATTACTTGCGGTAATACTTCCCGATAAACCCGTCCGTTTTTATGGGCGCGTCCAGACACCAGTCCGGCGCGCCCATTTTTGTTTCAAGTACCCGGTCCGAATCGGCGGCCGCCGACGCAGGCACGCACACCACAATCTCGTCGTGGACGTGGAGCACCACCGGAAGAGTTTCGCTGACCGACGACAGACCGTGGGCAAGGACGTCGCGCGCAACGGACTGGGTTGCGTTCTCTACCAGCTTCCCTCCCCAGGTTGGGATGCGTGACCACTGCCGGGTGTACTGGTTCATGCCGTCGTAGGTGAGCTGCTCCCGCTTCTGTTCGTCCAGCTCGAGCCGGGGGTGCCAGTACGCGAGCGTGCGACCGCTCGGCAGGTGCATCAACAACACCGGCCCGCGCTTGTCGAACTCGAACTGAACGCCGCCGAACTTGTACCTCGATTTACGTTTGATCGTTTTGGCTGCTGCCCGCTCTAGCCCGCGCCACAACTTCGGCACCGCTGCCCGCTGCTCGCGGTACTGCCGCACGGCTGCCCACGCCTCGGTCTCGTCCATGTCGACGCCCATTGACCCGGCATAAGCGACGAGGCCCGCGCCGCCGAGCCCGTAGCCGCAGCCGAGGATCACCGGCTTCGCATAGGTTCGCTGCGCCTTGGTGACGTCGTCGTAGGCGACGCCCCGCTGGGCGACGATGAACTCTTTATATGGATCGCGCCCGCTTCGGATCGTGTCCAGCATCTCGCCATCGCCGGCGAGCCAGGCGAGCATCACGACCTCGATTGAAGCATAGTCGCGCACGACGAACGTTTGGCCTGGCGGTGCGCTGATCGCGCTGCGCACGCTGTCCGCCAGGGTTCCTATCGGGTCGTCGTAAGCGAGCGACATCCAGCCCGCGTCCCGCGTGTTGATCACCGCGTGGGCGGCGGCGATGTCCTCGTCGGACGATAGTCCACGGGCCATGTTCTGCGGCTGTACGAGGCGACCGGCCCAGCGGTGCGTACGACTCGCGCCGGAAAATTGCAGCGCGCCACGCACGCGTCCGTCGCAGCTCGAGCGTTCTATCGCTGCGTACTTCGCCGTCGCGCTGCGGGCGAGACCGAGGCGGATCGTGAGCACTTCCTTGAGCACCTGGTCGGTGACCTCGGCGAGCAGCCGCCGCACGTCGTCGGCGGTTAACGTCTCGGTTTTGATCTCGTCGTGCGTGCGCAGCCACCGAAGCATCTGATCGCGGGAGTTGCAGTTCTCGAGCCCGGTCAGCTCGGTCGCGCGCGCCACCATCCGCTCGCGCAGTTCACCGTCGATTTGCAACGCGGCGGCGACGAATTGATCGTCGACGGGAATGCCCCGGTCGTTGATAGCCTGGTCAAGTTCCCAAAGCTCGCGCTCGACCTCGGGCATCGGCCAGGGCCGGAGTCGCTCCGCAATCGCTTCCTCGGCGACGACGTCTTGGACGTTGTACTCGAGCATCGCCTTCCAATCTTCCGGGTCAGACGCGGGCGTCTTGCGGGGTTGCCCCGTCTTCTTTTGCGGCTTGCAAAAATCGATGATCAAACGTTTGCCGGCAGCGAGTTTCTGGTCTTCGTTTTTAAGACCGACCGCGCGGCCGGCTTTCTCGAGGCTCGCCGGCAGCGCCAGGTACATCGCATGCGCCTGGGTGCAGCGCCACGACGTCGGCGGGCAGGGAATGCCGAGTACGCACGCTATGAGCTGTCGCTCGAAGAAAGCATTCCACGCGATCTTAACCACCTGGTTGTCCTCGAGCACGGCACGCGTGCGGGCAGACAGCTCGCCGCTGGTCAGGTCGTCCTGCCACATGTCGTCGCCACATTTGCACGCAATCAAAAGGACCCGGGTCGACGGGTGTCGGGCATAGGCGGCCGCGCCGACCTTGGTCAGATCTGATTCAGAGTAGGTCTCAATGTCGACCGAGCAAAAGATCACCGAGGCGTTGTGGCGAACGATCTCAGATTGTCCCGTGCGTCGACCAGACGCTGTTCGAGCGCGGGCTCGTACTTAGACTTGATCTTGTTCAACCCTTGGCTCGCGCGCACCAGCGCTCCGCGCAACTCCGCGTTCTCTTTCTTGAGATTTTCAATCTCCGCTTCGAGCGGACAGAGCGGGCACCACCCGACAATTCGACCGTGGTCGCAACGCGGCTTCATCGCATCACCTCCACAAATTTCAAACACTCGCGTCCGCGCTCGGTAATGCGCGACACCCGCACGCGGATGTTCCGCTCGCCGATCCGCGTCTCGCCGGTCCACTCGAGGAGTCCTTTCTTGCGCAGCTCCGAGCAACGACGCCAGCCCCCAGGCAGCGCCGCGACCGTCATCGCTTCTGTGTCCGTCAAGTCGGCGTGACGAGCCCACGCGTGCAGCAGTTGAAGCTGCTGCGACGCGCGGCCGTTTACGTTTTTCGCAGCGGCTTCGTCGGACGTGTCCGGGTCAGTCGTGCGCGACAATCTCGGCGGCGTTTTGTCCGAGAACAACTTGAACGCCATCACGCGCTCGTTCATGCGAAGGGGTCCGTTTCTTCGACCGCCACCGCTTCGAACACATCTTCCGCTCGCATCCTTCCCGTGAGTGGTTCGCCGTGCTCGATGAATTGAATGTTCGACAGACCGCAGGCAACGCCGCCGCCGCTCTTGTCGTACGCGTAAAATTCCAGGTGCGCTCGACCGTGGTCGCCCGACTGCCATTGACTGAGTTCAGCCCGGTCTATGATCGCCTGCGTCTGCGCGTCGACAACGCCGGGCGGACCCTGGTAATTGTTTGCGTTGACCCACAGGTGCCCGGCGTACGCCTCGTCGTCGGGCTTCTCCTCGTCGCCGTCGCGCAGCGGGTTGCGGAGGTTCGCGGGGATCTTGTCACCCCACTTTGCTTTCGCTTCGCCTCGGATCGCATCCTTGATCTGGTCAATCGTCTTTGTATCGCTCTTCGGTATCAGCACCGCCGAACTCCACACGTCACGACCCTGGTCATTCTGTCGTGGGTCTAAAATATTAAGGTAAGAAAATCTGACTCGGCCTGTTACTACTTTGGTTCCCATATCACTGTCCTTCTGTCTGTGAAAAAACCGACGACGCATCTACGACCGCCGGACGCTTATCGCTCGCCGGAACGAGCTTCTCTTTCCCTTCGGGCGTTTCTACGCACGTTGAAAAAATCGAATGGTCTTTGCCGATCCTCTTCTCGGCTTCGCCGAGGGAGACGAGCGTTTTCTTCCACGCGTCCTCGCCGAGCGTTGCTGCGACCATCTCTTCCTGGCCGGGCACCCAGCGCCGTCGTCCTCGAGCGCGCACGACTTTGTAGCCGGGCAGTTTCCCGCCGCGCGCAATACGCATGCCTTCGGCTTCGATGTCTTTTAGCCAGGACTGCATGTCGCTCGCCTGGGCGATGGCTTGCGCGAGTGCCGCCGGCGTCATGGCATCGGCTCGCTTGCCCAATGCGCCGCGAAAGGCGTCGAGGTTCGCGTCGGCGCGCGCCTTGCATAGCGCACGGGCACGGCACCAACGACAGGCGTCGACACTCGGCACCAGTGGGGCGTCGGTACTGAGCGCGAGCGTCGCCGCCGGCGTCACCACGTCGGTCAACCACTGCTCGAGTTCTTCGCGAGTCAGCTCGAAGGTGCTGATCGAATCCTTGCGCGGCTGCACGATGGTCAAAACAAAAGTGTCGAAGTCGCTGGCCCAGGCGTAGCTCTGAAGAATGCCGGCGGCGTAAAGTTTGAGCTGCGCGTTCTCGTGTGCGCTGACGCGCACGCCCTGGCCGTACTTGAGGTCGATCACGTGCACGGTGCGTCCGTCGTAGTCGATGACGGCGGCGTCGGTTGTGCCCCGGCCGCCGGGCACCCACTTGTCGAACTCGACGCGCGCCTCGACGATCAGCTCCGCGTCGACGCTATCGACGAGATTAAGAACGTGATCGGCATATGCCTCGATGTGCTCGACCATGTCAGCGGTCCAGTCGTCGCTCGTGTCGACGAGAACCGCAGGTTCGACGTGTTTCTCGAGCACGGTTGCGGCGAACTCATGCGCCGCAGTGCCTTCGGCTGCGAACGCACTCTCGTCGTCTGCCAGGAGTCCCTGCTCGTCGAGGTCGTCGATGAGTTGCACGCTGCCTGGGCACGCCAGCCAGCGCGTTGCAGAACTCGGGGAGAGTTTCGCGTGCGTGCTCACCGGTTTAACCGAGCCAGCGCATCGGCATGCACGAGGCTGAGATTACTCTCGCTGACTTGCGTCACACTCTGCGCGCCGTACCCGGCTAACAGATCGGTGATCGCCTCGATGCCTTCCACGTCTTTTAATTCGGTCAGCACTTCGCGCAGTGATGCGCGCGTCGTCACCGCGTTGTTCGCAACCGGTACGGTCTGCACCTGCGCGTCGTCGTGTTCTTTTTGCACGGCGTCCGCGTGCATGATCGTGTCGCTGATCATCTTGTCGACACCGTCGCTGTCCACGTTTACGAATTGAGAAATGACTGCGCGCGCTTCATCGAGTGTCGAGAACTCGAAGCTCATATTTAATTTCATTGGGGTCCCCTAGCTTTGTTGTTTGTTTTTAAATCGAAACATATTGTTGCATTTGATCGAAATAAATTGCAACAATATGTTTCGATTTAATTTCGAGGAGACGACAAGTGTCGACAGACGAGGACAGCGGCCGCCGGCGCAATTGGCGACCACCACACCCATTCACAATTGCGTGCTCGATCATCGGCGTCGAAGACCTGGCGGCGGACTGGGAGTGTTCGCCGCAGTACGTTTACCGCGTTCGCAAAGCGGCAGCCGAGGACCCCGACTACAAGTTCCCGGCGGACCGCATCCCGTCCGTGGTGAGACTGACGCACGGTATGGTGACCGGTGCGCAGCTCAGACCCGACCTTGCCCTTGCGTTCAAAACGGAAGCGTGAGCATCACGCAATTGCCGGCTAGGCCGACGAGTCCACGCCCAACGCTTGAGTCGATCCCGAATAGCTTGCGCGAACGTGAGCGCTGGCTGACCTGGCGCTTCGAGCGTCACCGTGGGCGCTGGACTAAGGTGCCTGACCGCTCCGTTGTTGCCGGCAAACTGCTTTCGGCGACGACCGCGCTCAGTTTGCTCGAGCACGACAAGGGCCAGGACGGGATCGGCATCGTCTTAGGCGACGGCCTCGCCGGGATCGATCTCGACAAGTGCTTCGATCCGATCTTCGAAGAGATCACAGCAGGTCTCGCTCGAGATCTGCACACCGAGCTAAACGAACTCACGTACGTCGAGCGCAGTCCATCGGGGACCGGCTTCCACGCGCTGTTCTTCGAGAACAGCGAACAACAGTGGCGCGGCACAAACGACCGCAACGCAGGCGTTGAACTTTATAACTGGGGGAGGTTTTTCACTTTTACCGGGCAGAGCAACGGCAAGGACGTCGCCGACTGCTCACAGGTCTTCAATAGGCTACGTGAACAGTTGCAGCTCGAGCGCCACGTGGAGACGCAGCCGGATAACTGGAGCCCGGACGTGGAGGGTTTGCTCAGCGTCCACGACCTGACTGAGCGGGAGCGTGAACTGCACGCGCTGCTGAGACTCGACGAGGAGGAGCGGTGGGAAGTTGAGAATTGGCCGGGCAACAGCGAGAGAGATCTAGCGTTCGCCTTGGCAGCGCTGCGCCAGTTACCCGACGCAACGAATGAAGAGGTCGACCACGTGCGCCGTGCGTCGATTGTCTATGAGCGTAGCTCCAATCAACAAAAGTCCGAGCGTGCTGATTATCTGGCGCGCACCTATGCACGGGCGCGGGCCGAGCTGGCACCACCGGGCGAGTTCGAGATCGAAGAGGTCGAAGACAACGCACGCGTCAAGCGCCGGCACCTCGAGTTCCAATCAATCGGCGAAAGCCTGGCCGGCCTTGGCCCCATCGACTGGTTAGTCGACGACTACATCGAACGCCAGGGGATCGGAATGGTCTGGGGCGATAGCAGCGCCTACAAGAGCTTCCTCGCTGTCGACATGGGCCTGTGCATCGCGACCGGGATCGAATGGCATGGCAACGCCGTCACTCAAGGGGCCGTGCTCTACGTGGCTGGTGAGGGCGTGCGCGGCATCGCTCGACGCGCCGCAGCCTGGGCGATTCAAAACGATCTCGAGATCGAAGACGCGCCGTTCCACGTCAGCCGTGGGGCGGGCAACGTCCGAGACCCGCAGTTCTGCGCGGCTGTTGTTGACTACGTGGCCGAGACGCTCGCCGAACCGCTGCGCCTGGTGATCGTCGACACACTCCATCGCAATTTCGGCGGCGGCAACGAAAACGAGAGCCAAGACATCTCGATGTTGTTCGACGTGCTCGAGCGCGGCCTCGCCCGCCGGCTCGACTGCGTGGTGATGCTCGTGCACCACAGCCGCAAGGATGGCGACGAGTTTCGCGGCAGCAGCTCGCTACACAACGGACTCGACTGGGAATTCCAGATGCAGCGCGAAGGTGACGCGTCGCGCTTGATCGCGCAGAAAATGAAGGACGCGGAGGAGCCCAGGGAGATCGTGTTCAAGCCGAAAAAAATACTGATCAACATGGAGCACGACATCGACAGTTTGGTACTCGAGCCGATGTCGACCGACGAGCTAAAGGAGCTGCGCGTTGAGAAGGTGATCGCCGGCAGACGACCCGGCCTTGACGCACAGATCAGAGAGGTCATTGCCGAATTGCTCGCGCATCCGATCCCGCCGATCAAGTCTGCGCCGCCCGATTCGGACGTCGAAATGCCTTACGTTTCGCTGCGCGAATTCAACCAACAGTTGAGCGCTAAACGTGCCGAGCAGGAGCAAGAACCGGTGAGCGCGCAGAACCTGCGGCGCGCTTTGGCAGGGTTCGCGGAGCTTGGCGAAGTGATCAGAAATAAGGGAGACGGACGCGGTCAGGGCGGTGGATTTTGGGTTTGTATTTAGGTAGTCAAAACGAATTTGGACTACCTCGGACTACCTAAAACATGACTACCTGACACTCCGATGCCAGATAGTCTGGGGGAACCCCCCCCTAAAGGGGGGTCCCTATGACTACCTGGCGGTGTTCGCTTGGACTACCTAAATGGCAAATCGAGAACTTGAGCGGGATGTTGAGCGTGCCCTGGTGCGGGGGGTGAAATCTCTCGGGGGTGAGGTGAGGAAGCTGGCTTGGGTCGGGCGGCGTGGGGCACCGGACCGGCTCGTGTTCTTACCCCCTGCGTCCGGGGTGACGGGGGTAAGCAAAAACAAACAAACAGTTGAGCCGTGGCGAATCGTTTTCGTTGAGCTGAAAACGAGGCATGGGAAGTTGAGCCGGTTACAGCAGATCGAAGTCCGGCGCTTGCGTGCGATGCGTCTCGACGTCGTCGTGTTAGCCGGTCACGACGACGTCGAGAATTTCCTGAGTCTCTGATCCGCTATTCAGACATCTGAGCCTTCCCGGTTACCGAATGAAAGTGATCAAAGCGCGCTTCGCAGATGAGGACCGGGCACCCTTCGACGGTTGACTCGTCGTTGCCGGTCTGCGCCACACGAATGTCGGAGGTGTGCGCGCCGTAATATCGACATTCGCCCGTGACGGTATGGCCGCGTTTATGACGCCAGGTTCGCCGGCTGGCGGTCGTCGACACGCCAAAATTTCGAATGGATTCGAGCTGGCGCGTGATTTCCGATCTCGCGTCGCGCTCGCCTTCGCCGATTTCGACGATGTCGAACCAGCGCATGTTCCACTCCATTTCGCTCGGCGTGTATCCAAGGGCCATCGCGTACGGTTTGCTCGTGTAAATGAATCGACCGGTGATCGCGTGCCCGACGCTATAGCCCGTGTGGATCAATCCGAGGATGCCGTCCGCATCGAAGCTTGTGATGCGCGAAGGCTCGTGCATGAGTTCTTCGACGCATTGCGAGTATAGCGCTCGGATCTCCGGGTCTTCGGCGACTAGGGAGTGTTGAGGGCGGGTATCATTATTTTTTATTTTATTGGACACATTATTCTCCTTCGCTTTGGCGTAACGGTATGACGTTGGTTTCGAGCACGCGCTTGAGTTCCTTCGTGTAGGCGGCTGGCTCTTTCCCCGCCATTCGGGCTCGGTAACAACGCGTGATCCAAAACGCGCGGTCCTCGAGGTCCGGCAGTTCTTTCCCCGCTTCTTCGCACACTCGCTGGACGCTGAGCAGGCATTCGGCGAGGACCGCTTGATCGATCTCGCGGAGGCTCTCGTCGAGCACGCGACGCTCGACTTCGAAGTGCTCGCATACCGACGACATCGTCAGTAAATCAACCTCGCCATCGCGGCGTTTCCACTTGAGCAGCGTGCTCCGCGAGATGCCTTTCGGCCGCCCCCGGATTTGAAGCTCATCACAAAACGCTTTTTGCGACCCGTGTTTCGCGTTCACCAGCGTGATTAGGTTTACGAAGTCTAATTTTGGCACCGTCGTTTTCCTTTCTCGTTAAAAGGGTCCCAAACTAAACCAAAAGTTTAAAAGGATCAACAAAAGTTAGTTTGGTACGATCTGTTGACAGACCGTGAACACTCGGCGAATATCGTCCGCATGGCATACCAAATTGAAAAACGAAAAGTTTCATTGCATCCGTACCAGCAGCAGGCGGCCGAGTGGCTCACGCGGCGAGAGACCGCTGCCCTGTGGCTCGACATGGGTCTCGGCAAAACCGCGACTGTGCTCACTGCGCTCGGTAAATTATCAAGCGCAGGGCAGGTGAAACGCGTCCTGGTCATTGCGCCGAAGCGCGTAGCGGTCAGTGTCTGGCCGAGCGAGTTCGCAAAGTGGCAGCCCGAGCTGCCTGGGGTATTCGAGCTGAGCGGGAGTGCAAAACAGCGCGCAGCGTTGCTCGAGACCAACGCGGTCGGACTCTACGTGATTTCCCGTGAGCTGGTGCCCTGGCTCGTCGAGCATCTCGGCCGTGACCGGTGGCAGTTCGACACGGTTGTGATCGACGAGAGTTCAAGTTTCAAAAACCATTCATCGAAACGCTTTCGCGCGCTGAAAAAAGTGCGAGGGAAAATCAAACGACTCTACGAGATGACTGGGACACCTGCGCCCAACGGTTCGCACGATCTCTGGTCTCAAATTTGGCTGCTCGACCAGGGTGAGTCGCTTGGCAAAACGGTGACGGCGTTTCGGCAGCGCTGGTTCGACAAGGATTTCATGGGCTGGACTTACAACGAGAGACCGAACGCACAAGTCGAAATTCGAAGCGCGGTCGACGAGATGGTGCTCACGTTGCGTGCGAAAGATTATTTGGACTTGCCCCCAGTGCTCGAGAATTTTATCTCGGTGCCACTTGCGACAGCGGAGCGAAAAAAGTACGACGAGCTGCGTGAGCATTTCGCTTTGCATTTCGCGGAGAGTCAGTCGACCTTCGAGGCTAGTGCGGTGAACGCGGCGGTGCTGCTATGCAAGTTGCAGCAGCTCGCTAACGGTTTCGTTTACGCAGAGCGCATCGATGATCTCGGTGATTTTGACGCGTGGAAAATTGACCACGTACTCGAGAACGTCGACAACGCTCGAGCGACGGTGCCCGTGCATAAACGAAAGCTCGATGCGGTTGATGAAATTTTAGAAGGCACCGGTGACAACGTCCTGATCTTTTATCAATTTCAGGCGGACCTCGAGATGCTGCGCGACGCGTTCCCGTTTTTGCAGACGCTCGACGACGGTGACGACGTGATCGACCGGTGGAACTCAGGGCAGATCAGACTGCTCGCGATGCATCCAGCGAGCGGCGGTCATGGGCTGAACCTTCAAAGTGGAGGACACACCGTCGTGTGGTACTCGCTGCCGTGGTCGCTCGAGCTGTATCAGCAAGGCATCGCGCGATTACAACGCATGGGTCAGGAAGGACGCGTGATCGTGCACACGCTGATTGCGCAAGCCACGGTCGACGAGCGCGTTCGCGACGCGATACGCGACAAGGACATGAGTCAAGAGCGATTGCTGCGTGCGATGAACGCGCAAGACACGGCGACCGTCGACCTGCACGGCGAGGAAAGATAATCGAAACATAAACTTTCGATTGATGTCGGTGTGTGTTTCATGGTATTGAATCGGCATGGAAACGCCAAAAACACCCCAAAACGCCCCCGGCACACCGGGGGAGCCCGCTGGAGCGGGGTCCGCCCGCGCCGCCGGCCGGGCGAACTCGAACTCAAACTCGGTTTCAGTTTCGGTGCCGAACCCGTCTTCAAACCCCGGTTCTGAGACAGTTCCCGATTACCTTCCCGGTGAGACTAAGCCCGAGCGAACTGAGCGCCTGCGCGCGCTGAGCGTGCCTGAGAGGCGTGCGTTCAACAAGGTCTACGGTTACCCGCCGAACGCAGGTATTCGATCCCGGAACGGTCCTAACCGCGTCACGCAGCTCCTGAAAGACAGTGTCGCCGAAGCGTTCTATCACCCCGAGGTTGGTGGAGTCGGCTACCTTGTTCGCCTGGCGAACGGTACGCAGTCGGACCGTAGTCTGTTCGTGAACCTGGTCGGCCGATGCGTTCCGCTTCAAGTCGTCGGAGAAGGTGGAGGCGCGCTAAAGATCGAATTGGGCTGGTTAAACGACCGAGCCGTCACAAATCGGTCACAATCGGACACGTCGGCCGATCTAAGTGACTGTTCTCCAACGATTATCGACGTCGAAGCATCTGATTCTGAATCACTAGGTCCGTTATCATGACGGCCTCAATCCCTGCTGAAACCGACCGGGGGGCCTTCGATCCGACGGGGGGGTCGGGAAAAATATATAGGGACCCCGCTCCATACCCAGAAAATTGGTTTCTCTCCCCTGGGCAGCCGCCCGGATGAAGCTCACCGAATATATTCCGCGAGAACCGTTTCTCGCGCTGCATAATCGGCAAAAACGCTGGGCGTGCATTGTCGCGCACCGGCGCGCGGGCAAGACTGTGGCCGATGTTGCGGATCTCGTCATTGGTGCCCTCGAGTGCCAGCTCCCAAACCCCCAGTTCGCCTATATCGCGCCCCTGCGCGAGCAGGCAAAGCGCATTGCGTGGGAATATTTGAAAGACATGTGCGAGGGCATGACGGCGAAGAAGCCCAACGAGAGCGAATTGAAGATCGAGGTCAATAATTCGGCCGGCGGCGTGTCGAAAATTTACGTTGCGGGCTCTGACCGCCCGGATGCGCTTCGCGGACTCTATTTTGACGGCGTGGTGATGGACGAGATCGGCCAAATTCGGCCGAGCGCCTGGTACGGCGTCCTCCGTGCGACGTTATCCGACCGAAATGGCTGGGCGATCTGGACCGGCACCCCGGCGGGCAAAAATATGTTCTGGAATTTGCGCGAAGAGGCGCGATTAAACCCCGAAACGCACCTGCTGATTGAAGCGCCGGCGAGCGAAACGAAAATCATCGACGAATCCGAGCTTGAGGCCGCGAAGGCGATGATGACTGAGGCGGATTACCTGCGTGAGTACGAATGCAGCTTCGATGCGAGCGTGCCTGGGACTTATTTCGCGAATTTAATGAACGACGCCTATCACGAGAACCGGATCGGCGATTTCCCGGCGCAATCGGGCCGAAAAGTCGAAGCCGTGGCCGATCTGGGTTACACCGATTCGACGAGCTGGTGGATCTGGCAAACAACGCACGAAGGTTACCGGATCGTGATGCATTACGAGGACAATGGGCGTGAAATTCAGCACTACATTGATTGGCTCAAGTCGTTGCCTTACGACATTGAGAAGGTGTGGCTACCGCACGATGCGAAGGCGAAAAGTTTGCAAACTGGGCGCTCGATCATCGAAGTGTTTTTGAAAAACGGTATTCGCCCGTCTCTCGTGCCCGAATTGAGCGTGCAGGACGGCATCGAAGCCGCGCGCCAGGTTATTCCGAAATGCGTGTTCGACGAGAGCGCGACTTACGAAGGGACCGAGCATTTACGCGCCTACCGGCGAAGTTATGACGAGAAAACGCAGACGTTCCGCAATCGGCCGCGACATGACGAGCACTCGCACTCTGCCGACTCGTTTCGCTATCTCGCGCTGGCGGCGAAAAACATCGAGCCGAAAAGTTCGACGATTATCGTCCCACCGAAGGTGCGAACTCGAACGATGTACGAATTCACTCTAGACGACCTGTGGAAGGATTGCGGGCCGCGCCGAGCGGGCCGAATAGGAGACTAAAAAATGGATGAACTCACAGAAGCGGTTGACTCTGGCGGCGCATATGGCGACGACGAGAAAGGCGGCTACGAGCACGGCGACGGCACACCCGAGGGGCTGCAACGTTATTGGCAAAAAGAGATCGACGCGAGCGCCAAGGAGTTGAAAAAATATCACGAGACGAGTCGACGGATCGTGCGTCGTTATCTCGATCAACGTGATGAAACGGTGTACGGCGAGTCGCGCGTAAATTTATTTTGGAGCACGGTCAAAGTCATGCTCGCGACGCTCTACGCGCGTCCGCCGAAGGCCGACGTGAGTCGCTCGGCGCATGATGCGGACGACGACCCGGCGCGTGTCGCGGGCGAGATGCTCGAGCGGATTTTAAACGACACCATCGAGAGCGACGGCAGTGAGTTCGATGCGGCTGCGCGCCATGCCATCGAGGACTGGTTGATCGTGGGTCTCGGTCAAATGTGGATGCGTTACACGAGCGAAACCGAAGAAGAGGTTGTGCCGCCGGTACTCGACCCGATGACCGGCCAGGTAGTGGTTGAGGAGCAGATTGTTGAGCGGCTATTGAGCGAAGACGCGGTTTCCGAGTACGTGTTTTGGGAGGATTTTTATTATTCCCCGGCGCGCGTGTGGGAAGAGGTGCGTTGGGTTGCGCGCCGCGTGCACATGACCAAAGCGGAGCTGCGCGAGCGCTTCGGCGAGGAGATCGCGAAACACGTTGCGTTCAAGAAAATTAACCGCTCGCAAAACGACTCCGATGCGCCGAACGAGACGGAAAGCAAAGCGGCGGTCTACGAGATCTGGTGCAAGGACACGAAACGCGTGTACTGGTTGAACAAAGGCGCGCCGACGATCCTAGACGTGCGCGACGACTGGTTAGGTCTGTCTGACTTCTTCCCGTGCCCGCCGGCGATGATGGCGAACTTAACGACGTCGAATCTCATCCCCAGGGCGGATTTTATTTTCGCACAAGATCAATTCGATGAACTCGACGAGATCAACACGCGCATTCATTATTTGACGCGTGCGACTAAAGTCGTCGGCGTTTACGACAAAGCGTCCGACGGTGTGCAACGCATGCTCGAGGACGGCGTGGAGAACACGTTATTGCCGGTCGACAATTGGGCAATGTTTGCTGAGAAAGGCGGCGTTCGCGGTCAGGTCGATTGGATGCCGATCAGCGAGGTGACCAATGCAATTGATCACCTGCGCCAGTACCGCCAAGACAAAGTCGCGCAGATATACGAAGTACTCGGCGTGTCCGACATCATGCGCGGCACGACGCGCGCGAGCGAGACGGCGACCGCGCAGCAGATCAAGGCGCAATTCGGATCGACCCGTTTGCAGCTTTCGCAGTTGCACGTCGCGCTGTTCATTCGTGACTCGTTACGCATCAAAGCGGAGATCATCTGCAACCTCTTTCAGCCGCAAAGCATTGTCATGATGTCGAACATCGAGCGGTCTTATGACCAGCAGTTCGTCGGGCCGGCGATTGAGCTGTTGAAAGACGGCGCGTTGAGAAAATATCGGATCACCGTCGAAGCGGATTCGATGGCGGCGCTAGACTGGGCCGCCGAGCGCGATGCGCGCACGCAGTTCCTGATGGGGCTCGGCAGTTTCGTGTCGCAGGTCATGCCCCTGGTGCAAGCGGAGCCGAACGCCGCGCCGTACTTACTGCGCATGTTGCAGTGGGCAATCGCGGGCTTCCGCGTCGGCAAGTCGATTGAGAGCGTGCTCGACCAGGCGATGACCGCGATGGCGCAACCTGAGCCGCCCCCACAACCTTCGCCGATGGCGTTGGCCGAACTCGAGCGCGAGCGTGCTGAGGTACTCGACCTGCGGGCGAGCAGCCAGCAGCGCGAAGCGACGGCTGCGAAGAATATGGCCGAGGCGCGCAAGACGGATCTGGAAACGGAACTCGCGCGGATCATGGCGCAAGCGCCACCGCTGCCGCCCCAAGGGCCGCCGCCAATCGCTAACGACTTGCCGCCGCCTGGCATGGCGAACCCAGCACCACCAGGGCCGCCGCCGCAGCCGCCGGGGATGCCTCCGCAGGTGCCACCGATGCGACCACAAGGCCCGCCGCCCCCACCGTTGAATGGGGGAGGTGGTCCGCCGCTGCCCGGTCCCGCGCTGCCGCCGGGTACGTTGCCGCCGCAAGGGCCGCCAAGGGCATGAGTGGGCGACGAACCTTTCGGCAAGTTCGCGGCGTGTTCGTCGAGGTGACGCGCCAGGCGACTGACCGCTCGAGCGATGCGCAGCATCATGGCGCGCTCTTCAACGACCGGGAATACGAGGGTCTACGTGCAAGCGACGGCGCAGACATTTCGACGCGGAAAAAACACCGCGAGTACATGCAACGTACGGGCTTAACGACAGCGGATGATTTTAAAAACGAGTGGGCGGCGGCAGAGAAGAAACGCGAAAAGTTCTTTCGTGCCGAGCCCGATCCCGTGCGACGCCGAGACATCGAGCGCGCGCTACATGATGCAGGAGTGGACTAATGGACGAGAAAAATGCTGCCGCAATGATCGCCGCCGCGCTGCGCGACATCGACGTGTCGGGCGAGGTGGGCGGCTCCGCTCGGTCAAACCGACGTGGTTTGCAATTTGACGCTGGTGGTCGAGCAATGGCCGAGGTGCCGATAGGCGACTTTACTTTGGGCGCAGGACTCGACGGCTTCTATGCCAACGTGCCCACGGGCGAAGGCCGTCAAACTTTTGCGGGGTGGGGACTTGCGCCGGTCGAGCTATCACGCAAAGGAAAAAACCACGAGGAGCAACTCACGGTCGACCCGGTCACCGGCGATGTGATGTTTAACGTCGGCTGGCCCGACGTCCAAAGCGGGGCGCGGCCGCCGTCCGGCGAGCTGTGGGACCGGCACAATAACCAGAGGATAAAGTAATGGCTGAGGAACAAGCGGAGCTCGCGCTCGAAATTGAAGAGGCCCCCGCCGAGGAAGAAGAGGCGGGGCTACGCGATGCACTCGAGGACGCGTTCGAGTCGGACCCAGAAACGGAAACGGTAAGCGAGTCGACCGAAGACGAAGCCGAACCCGAGGTTGAACCGCAGGCGATCACGCCGGGGCCGAAAGCCGAGCCCCCAGGGCAAAACGAAGCGCCGGAAGCGCGGCTTCCGATTGAGCGAGCGCCGGCGAGCTGGCGCGAGGAGAACACGTCGGCCTGGTCGGATATACCCGAAGCCGCACGCGTGCAGATCTTGCAACGCGAACGTCAAATGGATGCCGCGTTGCGTGATAGCGCGAACGCTAAAAAGTTTAGCGAGGCGGTGATCGAAAAATTTAATCCGCATAAAGCGATCCTCGAAGCGGAAGGCGCGACGCCGATCCAAGCGATTGAAAGTTTGCTGCAAACAGGCGCGCAGTTGCGCACCGGTTCAGCGCCCGAGCTAGCGAATTTGATCGCCGGCATGGTGACGCGCTTCGGCACCGGTCGTTTCGGTAATCAATTCGTTGAGATGCTCGACTCCGCGCTCACCGGGCAGGCGCAAGGTCAGCCGATGGCGCAACCGCAAGCGAACGTGCAAGCGATGGTTCAGCAGCAGATCGCACCGATGCAGGAATACGTGAGCGGCTTGCAGCAGCGCGAAGTTCAGGCCGCACAAGAGGCGCAAGCGCAAGTCGACAGCCACGTCGAACAGTTTCTGCTCACGCAGCCGCACGCAGAAGAGCTGCGTGAAACGATGGCGGACGTCGTGGAGATCGGCGCACGCCAAGGCCGAACGCTCACGCTCGAGGAAGCGTACGACGCGGCGATGCGCATGCACCCGCAGCTCAGCCAGGTCGTGATCGAGAAAGCAGCCGCCGAAAAGCGGGCCGGCGGCACAACGACGGCACGGCGCGCGCGGGCGAACTCCGCAAGCGTGCGAGGAGCTGCGCCGCGACAAAGCGCCGACGACTCGAACGCGTCGGTACGCGACTCAATTGAAGCCGCTCTCGTTGCCCATTCGCGTTAAGTAAACTTTTTGTTGGTGACTTGAAACAAAAACTTCTGTATTTATGGCCTACAGCTCGATGGCCGACGCCACCGCGTAAGCGGACGCCGGACTCTCGAGACACAGTGGCGGCGAGCCACCGCACCAGCGGACTCCGAATGTCGACTGAAAAACGATCTTTGTTTTTAGTTAATTTTGGAGTAATAAAACATGGCCTTTCCTAACATCACAGACATCGTCGCTACGACGATTCAAAACCGCAGTCGTCGGATTGCGGACAACGTCACGAAAAATAACGCGTTGCTCATGCGATTGAGCGAACGGGGTAACCAGCGACCATTCGGCGGCGGTAACGTCATCCTTGAAGAGCTTAGCTTCGCAGAGAATGGAAACGTCGGTTGGTACAGCGGGTATGACCTGTTGCCGGTCGCCGCGCAAGACGTGATCAGCGCAGCCGAGTATTCGATCAAGCAGCTCGCGTGTCCCGTCGTCATTTCAGGGCTCGAGCAATTGCAGAACGCAGGTCGTGAACAGATGATCGATCTGCTCGAAGCTCGCATCGCAGTAGCTGAAGCGACAATGGCGAACAACGTCGCCGTTGGTCTCTACTCAGACGGCACAGGATCGGGCGGTAAAGAGCTGACCGGCCTTGACGCTGCGGTTCCACTAGACCCCACTACTGGCACGTACGGCGGCATCGACCGCGCGACGTGGACGTTCTGGCGGTCAACGATTACCGACGTCAACACTCACGTGTTGAAAACGAATCCGATCAGGTCCGCACTCAACGATAGTTGGTCTGGGCTCGTTCGCGGTTCCGACCGTCCTGACTTGATACCGATGGACAGCGTGATGTGGGAGGAATATGTAGAGGAGCTGCAATCGCAGCAACGCTTCACCGACCCGGCCACAGGTTCGCTCGGTTTCCCGACGCTCAAATACATGGACGCGGACATCGTGCTCGACGGCGGAATTGGTGGGGCTTGCCCAGCTAAGACGGCCTTTATGTTGAACACGAAATATATTCGTATGAGACCGCACCGCGACCGCGACATGGTGCCTCTGGCTCCCAATCGTCGTTATGCGATCAACCAGGACGCGGAAGTTCAGATCTTAGCCTGGGCCGGCAACCTCACAACGTCAGGTGCTCAGTTCCAAGGTCGGATTAAAGATTTACGACCCTAGCCCATGAGTAAGGCTTTCGGGGGGGCTCCCTGTCCCCCCGTCTTTTAACTGAGGAGAAAATAACGATGGCAGCAACATTCGCAGGAAAGCCGATTGTCCACGACGAGACCGCCGGCCAAGATACCGGTGCCGTCTCCAGCGGTATAGGAAAACCGGCGCTCGACGCGGTTGACGATTCGACGATTGCTGACGAACGCATCGGCGGCCTGGCGTATAACCTGACGGTGCATAACCCATGAGCTCTGATGTAGCGAGCGAGATTGCAGCGAACGAAAGTACCCCGACAAACTGGGGCGCTGTTGCGGAGTTTGACATCGACGCGATGACGTCAAACAACTCGCGCTTCGCCGAGGATGAAGCGCTGCACGTGCTGTTCTACATCAAGCCGTCGATCTCGCAGACTCTTAGCGATGCGGCGAAACGGCCGATTTACGAAGATGTTGAGCAAGTGAAAATTTTCACGCCCGGCGAAAAACGCTCGATCATTGACCGGCCTGCAACCGACATCGACATGTCGCGTTTCAAAGTTCAGTACGAACGATTCAAGGCGGGAAAAGAAGAACAGCAGAGCGGTACGCCCTTGCACTTCTTGCCCGGCTTGAGCGCGAGCAAGGTTGAGGAGTACAAATATTCGAAGATCCTGACCGTCGAGCAACTCGCGGGAGCGAGCGACGGCGCGGGGCAGGCGTTCATGGGGTTCTCAGCGGACAAGAAAAGGGCGCAGGCTTATTTGCGCCTCGCCGACGCGCGTGCACCGGTAGCGGAAGTCGACGAGCGATTGAGCGCCGAGAATGAGACGTTGAAATTACAACTCGAGACGTTGCAAAAGCAGATCGACTCGATTGTTTCCACGAAGAAACGCAGCGGGAAAAAAACGACCGAGGTTGAGACCGACTGATCATGGCGACGTACGCAATTACGCGTTACGAAACGCTGAGCAGCGTCGTCAATCAGATCTGTAAGAAGGTCGGCTTCCCCGCGTCGGCAGACCCGGCGGGCTCGACCGACCCGGTGATCATTAAGATCATATCGGCGGTCAATGACGCCGCGACAGACATGCTCAACATGTATCCCTGGCAAGAAATGCAACGTCAGGGAACGTTGAGTGTTGTCGCGTCGACGCCGGGCGAAGCTGAGCGCTCGTTCGATCTACCCGACGACTACTTCGGTTTCGTCGATCAGACGCAAAATGACGCCTCGGTACGTCGCCCAGTTTGGAATCCTCTCACCGCGCTCGACTGGCAGTCGATTAAAAATTTAACGCCCATTGTCACGTTTGAATTGATGTGGCGCGTGCGTGAAAACAAGATCTGGTTTCTCTCGCCGCCGACCGAAGCGCACACCTTCACTTATGAATACATAAGCCAGGGCTGGTGTACCGACGCGGACACGCCGACGCTCTACAAAAATGAAGCGACTAAAAACGGCGACACGTTTTTACTCGACGGTTATCTGATCTCGCTGCTCGGCCGGGCGAAGTTCCAAGAGTCCTCGGGCTTCGATTCGATGTTTGCACAGCGCGATTTTATGCGCGCGTTCGACAACCGCGTGGGTCAATCGGCCGGTGCGCCGATGCTCAACATCGCGGGCCAGGCGTTCGCCCCGTTCCGCCTGATCAACGGGATGAACGCGCCGCAGACTGGATACGGAAGTTGATGTGCTCCAGCCGATCCAACCATTTCGACCTCGAGTTCCAACAAGTAACGCACGTGCGCAAGTAACGCTCGACGTGCCGTCGCCGATTGGCGGCTTGAACTTCCGAGATCCGATCTCGCACATGGCACCTACCGACGCGACGGTGTTGAATGATTTTATTGTGCGCCCCTTCGGGCTCGAGCTGCGTCCGGGTTGGTCCGAGCACTGCGTCGAAGTTGGCAGCGCGGTCAGCACCATAGAAACGCTTCTCACGTATCAAGCGCCGGACTCGGTGAACGATAAAATATTCGCGTGCGTCGGCGATAAAATTTACGACGTCACCACATTCGACACCCCGACGCTCGCGCTCACGGAAGCTGCTGCGAACAACGGGCGCTGGGAGTCGACCATGTTCGTCAACAACGCCGGCGCTTACCTGATCGCGGTCAACAATTCAGACGGAGGCTATTACACGTACGACACGGTCGGCGGTTGGGTTCAACGCACACCGACGGGTTTTCCGAGCGACTCGATCACAAGCGTCATCGCTTGGAAAAATCGGTTGTGGTTCACGTTCGAAAATGATTCGCGCGGCTTTTATTTAGCGATTGGCGCTATTGATGGGACCGCAACGGCCCACGACTTCGGTCCGCAACTCAAGCACGGCGGCACGCTCGCCGGCATTAGCAACTGGACCCATGACGCGGGCCAGGGGATCGACGACTATCAAGTGGTCTTCGGAACGCAAGGCGACGTCATTGTCTATCAAGGTTACGACCCGACCAACGCGGCCACGTATCAGCTCAAAGGGATCTGGTGGATCGGCTCGGTGCCGACAGGTCACCGCTGGTGGTCACAGGTTAACGGTGACGTGTGGGCGCTCTCGCAGAATGGTGTTGTTCCCATTTCGCAACTGGTCAATGGGCGTTTTAGCGACAGCGATTACCTGAACCCGCTGACGTCGAAAATTCAAACGGAACTCGGACCCTTCATCGTCGATACGATGGACGACGTCGCCTGGGAAATGATCCGCGTACCGCACATCGATGCGGTGATGCTGAAGGCACCGCCTCAACCTCAGACTACCTATAAGAATTACATCCTGAACCAAGCGTCGGGCGCTTGGAGCATCTTCACGAAGATGCCCATCTATACCGGCACCCAATTTCAAGGCGAATTCTACTTCGGCACGAACGACGGTCGCGTTTGCAAGGGTTTGAGCTCTAATGAGCAGAGTGACGGAAAAACCATTGCCGGCGTCGCCGGCGAGACGCTCGAGGGCGAAGTCCAAGGCGGCTTCGAAAGTTTCGGATCGGGCTCCACGCTCAAACGCTTTTTAATGTGCCGGCCGGTGTTCATTTCCGATGCGGCACCCAGCGTGAAAGTGCAAATGAACACCGAATACAGCTACTCGACGACCGCCGGTTCGCCGTCCTTTGCCGAGCCCGGCACCGGGCAATGGGACAGCGGCGTCTGGAATACGGCCGAGTGGTCGGGCACAGCGAACACCTACGCTTCATGGGTGGGGCTGCAAGGGATCAGCTATCGCGGATCGCTGCGGCTCGTCGTGCGCGGCATGCCAGCAACGAATTACGCCAGCTCGCAGATCTTAGTGCAGCCCGGAGGTTTGTTGTGATCGTCTCTGACCACCAGGACATCTTAACGACGTGGTTGTGTGATCGGATCGGCTTGGTCGCAACGCCCGACCTGCGATGCCTGGGCCGCGTGCGCGATGGACAGTTGATCGCGGTCGTCGGATTCGACGGTTGGAACGGCGCGAGCTGCCAAATGCATTGCGCGGGCGACGACCCGCGTTGGATCAACCGAGACTTTTTGAAACGCGCGTTTTCGTATCCCTTCGACAACGGTTATCGAGTACTGCTCGGACTTGTGCCAGGCGGAAACAAAAAAGCGATCAAACTAAATTTGCATCTCGGTTTTTCGACGCTTGTCGAAATTCCCGATGCTCACCCGGACGGTAGTCTCAATGTGATGACCATGACTCGAGACCGCTGCCGCTGGATTAAAGAAGGAATGCCAAATGGGCAAAAAATCAGATCCGCCACCGCCGCCTGATTACGCGGGGATTGCGCGACAACAAGCAGACGCGTCTGCCGCGAACACGGCGACGCAAACGAGTGCGAACCGTCCAGATATTCTGACCCCCTGGGGTTCGCAAACATGGCAAGCGCCGACCGCAGACAGCCCGCAATGGACTCAGTCGACGCATTTACACCCGTCCCTTCAAGAGGGGCTCGACGCGCAATTTTCGGCCCAGACGGGTCGAAGCCAGCTCGCCGGCGATTATATCGGCCGTGTGCAAGATAAATTTGGCACAGAGTTCAACTGGGCGGACGCGCCGGCGCTTGCGGGGTCTCTTCAGCCGGGTGCGCTGCAAACGGGCATTGACCCCGCGCAAGCGTATTCTCAGCGTGCTGAGGACGCGTTTTATGGCCGGGCAACGTCTCGCCTCGACCCGCGTTTTCAACAGAAGCAGGACGACCTCACGGCGCTGCTCCAGAACCAGGGCTTCAAGCCTGGCGACGCGGGTTACGACCGCGCGATGTCGAACCTTGGGCGCGAGCGCACCGACGCTTACGCAGCGGCCGCGCAAGATGCAATCTTGAAGGGCGGGCAGGAAGCGCAACGCATGCAAGGCATGGATGTGACGAGCGGGCAGTTTGCGAACGCGGCGCAGAACCAAGCGTTTAATCAACAGTTCCAGGGCAATCAGTTTCAGAACCAAAACCGTCAGCAGTACATCGCGGAAGAAGCGGCACGCCGAAACATGCCGCTGAACGAAATGAACGCGCTGCTTTCCGGGCAGCAAGTGGGCATGCCGTCCATGCCTAGTTTTCAAAATGCCGGGTTGAGTGAGACCCCGCAGATGTTGAGCGCCGCGAACATGGGATACGGCGCGCAGATGGACGGGTACAACGCGCAACAAGCGCGAGGGGCCGCCACGATGGGCGGCTTGTTTGATCTCGGCGCAGGATATTTATCCGGCGGTGGCAGCTTCGGATTTTAGGAGAAACAAGTGCAATCAATCGAAGAATATTATGCGCAGCTCGGACTCTCCCCACGGCCGGAAGAAGAGGACGTGATGGTCGGTTTTCAACCGTTCCAGAAAGACCAGTACCAGATCGCCGCGCTCCTCGCCACGCTGCCCGACTCGGACGTTGAGCTTCAGCGCCTTGTCGCTGAGCAGGCGCGGGCAGAGGGGCTCCAGGGTGACGGCCCGGAAGGCAGAATGGTCGGCAACACATACGTCGCTCCGCAGCTCACGCAGTATGCTGCGCAGCTCGGCGACGCCTGGCAAGGCGCTCAGCGCGAGCGCGAGGCGACCGCACGTTATGACGACAGCGTCTCCAAGCGCAATACGGCGGTTCGCGAATTGCTCAATGCGTTGCGCGGCAGAAAATCGGAGGTCGATGAACCGATCCCGTACGACGAGCTTGCGAGATCGGTCTGATGATCAGACAACCTCAGCGAATGGTATCTAGGTCTTCACCCTTGCGGGATTACCTTGCCCAGCTACAGGAATTTGATCCTTCCTCACTGGTGAGCGATCCGCAGCGCGTGGCCGACCAAGCGCAAGATCCGATGCTGCCCGAGGGCTACGTAACCCATCCAGCTCTCGCCCCTGTTACGCGCGAAGCGGTGTTGCGTGCCCGAGCCCAGGATGAATTAATTAACCCGGCCGAACCGCCACCGGCCGCAACGCCACCCAGCGCAGCGCCCGGAGGTGCACTGAGCAATTTTCAACAGTTCTACGACTTCTTGAATCAGGATCTTCCGCCGATCCCCGAGCCGACCGAAGAACAGATCGCGCAGCTCGTCGCCCAGCGGGGACGCCCCGAAGCGAGCCTGCCCCTGGCGCTTGGCGCGATGCTCAGCAGAGACAAAGGACTGAGCCGCGTGGGCACCGGT